AAAAATACTTACACTAGCTACATTAGGATAAATTTCGAAGTCAGCATCAGTTAATCTAAGATTACTTCCGGTATAAAGTAAAGTAGGTATACCCCCAAAAGATCCAGCGTTATTATACTGTATTTGAGTATCAGAACCAGCAGGAGGTGTTGCTGCCGTAACTGTAACTGAACCCGTTCCCACAGGAGGTGAAAGGGTAATATTTGTTCCAGCAATTAATTTCGTAACACCTGCCGAGGTTGTAGCCACTATTTTAGTTATAGCATTTCGGCCTACACCCATAATCTTTTTAGTTGCTGGCATTTAAAATTCCCTCATTGTGTTAAAGCTTACGCTCATATAGAATACACTAGGGGTTTTTGAATAGAACCCCCACAAACTATTTCTCACGCTATCTATGATGTGTTGATAATGATGACGCCTGTTTCCGGGCGAACAACCTTCAAGCCATATCTCATCGACATATATGAACCGACAATCCCGAAACCGGGGTTAGCCTCCTCAACAGTCAATGCACGACGCTGGACGAAAGCCAGCGGCTTAGTACTCAAATCAAATACACCGTAACGAGTTGACGCAATCCACGGATTCACAAACACATTCAAGCCATATAGTTGACCGACAATGCCAGTCCCCAGAGTGTTCCTGAATGGGTCAGTCTCTTCAATAACGTGCTGGACGTTAGTCGAAAATGTACTAGACAGGACAGTTTGGAAATCTGCCAAATCCAGTAGAGACTTGTAGTGCGCTGGAGAAATTACCAGCGTAGTCGCATTATATCCGTGAGCACCAATAAGCTTCATTGCGTTCGTAATATCCGAAAGGGATACAACTCCTGCAGCTCCTGACGCAGCATCCACGTAGTGTGACGCTATTAGGTCTGCATCATCTACGTTTCCGTAGGAATACAGACGACCAGTATTAACAGTACCACTGTTAGCGATGAAACCACCATAAATGTTAGTGCTGAAATCCGTAATGGAACCAGCACTGGGTCCTTCTAGAGTTGCCGTGTCGATATCAGTACCAGCAGGGGAACCTGTTCCCAATGTGGCATCACCAAAACCAAAAACCGCGTTAATAACGTGGTTGGTCAAGTGCCTGTCAACGCCTCTGCGTGCTTCGTTAAGCGCGAGTTCAACTTCGTTGAAACGCGAGTCTTCTATCATCCTGCGAGTTACACCGACTGCAATACCCCATTCCCGCACCGCGACACGCTCAGAGCGTAGCTTGGTGTGCTGGTATTTGGGTGTGCTGCCTTCATCAATCTCTTCCATCTTCATTGATGGTAGAGTGAAGGTCAAGTCAATGTTGCCACCGGTATCCGTATTCATCGGTTCGGTAAACATACTCATTGCAGGAAGGTCTGTCGTTTTATAATCTATGAGAGCATCCTTAAAATCTACTAGAACGCGTTCACCGGTTCCACCGGTTGTTGCCGCGAACGAGCCTTGATTCACAGACGTTAATAGTCCGGGATTCTCTGCTACTCCTGTTATTGCCATTCATATCACCTCGTTAGCACCTTCAAAAGGGCTGCGGACGCAGTTCCTGATTCCAATGCGATTGCAAGCGTGTTTGCGTTTCCATCTGCTGTCGCAGGCATAGCACATAAAGCGCCATCCTGTGTAGAAGTTCCCAGATTTGTGCCCACACCAATATTAGCCCCACTAGCAAATACATTAAGCATAACACCGTGACCTGTAATTACATTGCAGGTGTTACCCGAGGTTGCCGCTGTAAAAGCGTAACCTAGTGCTAGGGAACCAGATGTCGCTACGTGGTCAACTTCGCTGTCGGTCGAGTTTATATTAACTGCATACCCGGCGGTTACTGTTGATCCGGCAGTGAAGGGCAAAATACGGGCGGGTGCACCGCCATCATTTACTAAAATTTCTGTTGCCATATTTAATCACCTTAATTCTTTTTCCAATCTTTATTTAAACGGAGATTACCGTTATTATCGAGAGCGAATAGTCGCTCTACTTCAGCCTCTGCGTCAACAGGGGCGTCGCTTACTTCGTGTGCCTTACCCTTACCGAACGAACGCTCGGTGTCCTCGGGTATTACTACACTTTCTATTGCCTCACTGAAACCAACGAGTTTGTTTTCTCCCCAACCAGTCAGCTCTGTTAATCGAGCATCACGGTTATCTTCCGCCAGTGTCTTTAGAAGCAGTTCCTTATCAATAATCGTATTCACGACATCTTTCTTCCGAGCTTCAGCTTCCGCTTCTGCCCTCTTTGCTTCGGCTTCCTCATAGGTAGTAATGGTAGCCTTAGCTTCGTCATACTGCTTCTGCAACTCCGAGTGGTTCGCCTGAAGGTCTTCAAGCTTTCCGCGTAGGGATGCAAACTCTCGTTCCGTTATTACTTCAGCTTCGGTTTTTGAGTCGTCTTCTGCCATAGTTTCAACCTCTTTGTGTTGTATTGTTTCGTTGCCTTCACACTCACACGAGTCGCCGTGCGAACAAGAACCGCAACACGGTTCCTTTTTCACCTCTTCCTCGTGTGTATTACATTTCATATCAATCGTACATTCCTCGCAGACCGCTTCAGCCTTTTTGTTGTCAATAAATGACACCTCAACCGGGCGGATGTTAGTAGCATAGGTATTACCCATCACATCAATATCTTTGGAAAACCAATCGATACTGACGTTCGTGACATCCCCATCCTTCATTTTCTGCATTGTTTCATAGGCTTTTTCGTTCTTGGCAAGTTGAGCCAGCATTTTGATAGCCAACTTCCCATTTTCCATTTCTTTTAGTTCGGGATTTATAGCCTTCCCAATCAAATCATCAGGTGTTCGCTGATGATTCACATATATTGGAAGCTCGTTGAAAGCTTCTATACTATCTTTAAGTATGTTTGGTTCTATATAAACTTTTTGCTCTTCGTCATTTTCGCTATATTTATGAGGCCCAGATGTAATAGCAACGACAGGGAACTCCCACACATCTAAAGTATCGTCGAAATTTTCTGGAAATGTTTCGGTTATATCATCTAGCTGTAATTCTAGCGCAAAGCTTCGACGTACATCCTCTTCAGTATATTGACTAAACTGACGAGGTGTATCATCGTCATCTGCAAAACGCATTATACATATGTTTTGACTCATTTGTTCGGAGTTTTCGAAACCCCGTTTCTTCAAGCGTGGTCTTACATCAGCTAAACATTTTTCGTAGTTACTCATTTTTTGCGTCTCCCTGTAGCATTCGCACTAGGTTGGTTTCCCCTATTTTCTGTGCGTTCGGTCTCTTCTTTCTTATCTTCGTCCTTTCCACCAGATATATTCACTTGTTTTTCCATCGCTTGTATTTCTACAACTCCTTGAGGGTCGAGACCGCGCTCTTCCCTAACTTCTTCAGGTGCAAGCACACCCTCAGCCAAGTAAATCATATCAGTCTTTGCTTTGGTGAAAGCGTCTTCCACATTCATTTGGCGGAAGACAAACTTGATATCATCACCCAACTGAGGCATCAGCTGGGCATTAAAAGAAGCTTCAACTGCTTTTTGCAGATATTTAACATACGGTTCAAAGATGGGTCTAGCTTCAGAGGGATTAGACCACATCGTTATAGGAACCTTCAGGGCCATATGGATTTTCATAGCTATATCATCCATATATTTACTATACTCAAAAGCACGGCGAGTTCCTTGCATCTCCGTAATCTGAATATCATTTCCGTGAATTATATCTTCACCTGGTTCTAATGCATTAAATGCGTTAACTATTTCGTTTATCTTATCAGGACCATAGGGCATATCAGGTAGACCGCAGCTCACATCATATCTACTGTTAGCATATTTATTAAGTGCAGCTCCTACATCACGCTCTGCGTAATCTTTGAGGTCTACTAAATATTGAACGGTGTGAATATCTGATAAACCATAAGCATAATCATCAAATGGATTATTTTTCAATTCAATAATCTCTTCATCCTCAAATCTTATATTTTCCGATTCTTGCCCTATATCTTGGTAGTAATACATTATCTGGCCGTTCTCGTCTCGCTGTACATACATATTCTGGGATGATCGTATAACCAGATTATCATCTGTCCATTCTAAATAACCAGTACCAAAAATTCTAGCATTGCGCAACCAGCTATAAATTGTAAGCTCTACATTAATTTCATCGAAAAGTTTAGTGACGCGTTCTCGTTCCTCTTCATTGTCTGTAACTATATCATATCCGTCCTTTACAGCATACAAACAGGGTAAATCAATAAGTGTTCTGATTAGAGGGTCGGATAAATAAATATCCATATAACGGCGGTTATCTCCAATCTGGGGTTCGAATTTACTTGCCCCGTAGTTCTTTGTCAGTTTAATTCTTCGAATTATACCTTCTCCGAAACTGCGCGGCTCATCCTTTGTGAAAGGAGGATTCCTGCCAGTTGTGGCAAACTCTCGCCTTTTGAAAGGCCAAAAATTGAAGGGCGCCATTACTACCTCATATTTAAAGTGTTAAATTAATATTTAAAGATTACGCTAAAGACCTCTTGGCCTTCGGTTAGGGGTTTTAATAGGATTTCCCCCCATTCGCGTAGTTGTAAATGTATGATGTGTGGGGCCAAATCGTCTTCGAGATCCCCCTTTACTTAAAGAAATAGAACTGAAAGAAGATTCTCCCGGTAGCATAGCAAGCGAAGCGTGAATACCTAATACGGTACTGTCACAATAATCGTCGTGCTTACCACTAGGCGCCGCAATCTTTTCGGTTTTATTAGCGGCGTCCATTACATATTCTATTTCTGTATGCTCTCGGTACCACTTCCAAACTAGCTTAGCATCTTCAGGGGGTAAGTTATCTGGGTTAGGCACTCGCACGATGCCCCGCTGTATGAAAGAAACCATATCTCGGTATACTTGAGTTTTACTACCTTTCGGTCCACCTGTAAAAATGAAAGGGATAAAGTGAATTGAAAGCGGAATACA